ATCAAAGGCCAAGCGGTAAACGCTGCTGGTGTTGCTGGTGATACCGGTACTGCTGACGATACTATCTCTTTTGTTGACGGACAAGCGGTTGCTGGCGACCAAGTCTATTTAATTAGCGACGGTACTTCATGGTTTGCTTACGCAATTTGTGCAGTTGCTGCTGGCGTTACATTTACAACAGCTAGTTAATTTAATGAGGCGGGAAACCGCCTTGTTTTTATAGGGGATCAAAATGGCTGATTTAGTAGCATCACAAACATTACTTGACGGTGAGCGATTGTTCATTGGTAAGTTCACAAACATTTCAGACGGCACTGGTGAAAGTGCAGTTGTAAAGATCAATGTTTCCACTTTAGCTAAGGATAGCTTTGGACATGCTTGCAATGGCATTAAGATTAATAAAATCTGGGTACAAACATACGGCATGGCGGTTGATATTATTTGGGAAGCGACCACTAATATTGTTGCTGACACTGCCCCTGCTAATATTATGTATAAAATGTGCTTTTCAGATTTTGGAGGTATTCCAAATAATGCTGGTGCAGGTAAAACGGGCAATGTGTTGTTTACAACAACTGGCGCATCTAGTGGTGATCGGTACACTATCATATTAGAGTGTATTAAAACTTACGCTAATCCATCTACATATTAAGGAGAGATTTATGGGCGCACCGTCATCAAGTAATTTAAATAATGAGCCTGGTAATTTTGAACTACAAGTAGCGCGTGGTCAAATTGCTGGTCATGAAGTAGTAAACGTATTTGGGTATGCTAATGCAGTAAGTACTAGTTTTGTTTCTGTATGGGAGAATAATGCTGCTTATGTGTTTCCAACAGTTGCTTCTACTATGGTTGTTTCAAGTAGTTCTGCTTCTGATACCGCAGTATCGGTTCAAATTTTTGGATTAGACGCAAGCTATAATCGTATTACAGAGGTAGTCGCATTAAATGGAACAAGCGATGTAGCTACAACTTTGGTGTATTGGCGCATTAATAATGTAATAACTACTGTAGGTGCTGCTGTAGGTACAATGTATGTTAAAAATGCAGGTGGTACAACCTATGCACAAATTGCCATTGGTAATGGCAAAACTAACATGTCTGTCTATACGGTACCTGCTGGCTACACAGCATATATGACTCAGTTTGATGCGTTCTCATCTACATCGGTAACTTCTGGCGTATTCGCAACAATTAGGGCGCTTATTACAAGCTCTACAGGCATTAGTAATGTTGTTATTGCTGCCCCATTCTTAAATACCTTTGCTGTTACACGCCCATACCCGAATGTACTTGTTGAAAAGGTAGACTTTCAATTGCAATGTAAATCTAGTGGTGCAGGATTAGGTATCGGTGTTCTAGGTATTGGCGTGTTAATTAAAAATATTTTATAAGGGGAATATCATGGCATGTAAATATGTTAAAGAGTTTGATTTTGGCACTTATAAAGCAGGCGGTCATGTTAAGCCTAGTTGTAAGCAAGATGGTGGACCTGCGGTAGTAGGCCCTGCTAAAGTTGCACCAGCTATGGCTAAAAAAGGTGGAGCTATGTGCAAAGCTAAAGGCGGCACTATAGAAAAAGCTACCGGTGAACGCTACCCAAGCCGTGAAGCTATGGTTAAGCATGAAAAGAAAGAAACACCAAGAATGCAGAAAGAAGAAATTATCGAGCGCACAAAGACTGAAGGTGTAATGCCACGTTCTTTGCAAGCACGACCAATGCCTGCTCCTGCAAGACGACCTATCTCTGTTGCTCCACAAGGACCATTATTGGCATTAAGAGAGGGTGGTAAGATACCTAAATCAGTGCAACCAAAGATTGGTAAGGTCATGACTGAGTTCAATGAAGGCAAGCTAAAAAGCAGCAGCGGTCAAGAAGTTGGCAACCGTAAACAAGCTTTAGCAATTGCATTATCAGAAGCAAGATCGGCTGCAAAGAAAAAGTAAATTACTATTTATTAAATAGTAAGTTATAATCAATATAAATATGGGCGACTGAAGCAGAAGCCGTGATAACATCTTATGGAGTTAGCATGGCTTTTTCTGGCAGCATCAGTAACACTACATTTAATGCTTTAAAAGTTGTTGATCACGCTTTTAGGCGTTGTCGCCTACCCGCTCAAGCAATTAGTGGAGAGATGCAGTCTTATGCACTGGATTCTCTCTATCTATTATTGTCAGAATTAGCCAATATTAAAACACCATCTTGGTGTATTGAACAAGTCATCCTTCCGATGTACGAGAACCAACAGCTTGTCACCTTGCCATTAGGCACTGTTGATGTTCTTAATCTAAACTATAGAACTCCACAGCTTGTATCAGGTACAGTCGTATCGACTAGCCTTGCTTATACAGTTGCACTAGGATCAGCTACCGTTGTATCTACAGTTGGCATTAAATGGTCAGCAGCCTCTGTTAATTTAACCTTTCAAGTCAGCTCTGACAACGCAACATGGGTTACAGTAGGTACACAAACAACAACGGCTGTAGCAGGTGAAATAACTTGGACAGACATCTCAGCGGCTTTACCTTACGCTTATTTTAGAATTACCGCATTAACCGCTATTAATTACACCAGTGTGACGTTAGGTAATATGCCTAATGAGATCCCGTTAGGTCAATTAAATAGGGATCAATACGTTAATCAAAATAACAAAATATTCCCAAGCCGACCAACTTCTTACTGGTTTCAACGTGATATTCCACAGCCTGTAATCAATATTTGGCCTGCACCTTTTGAGCAAGCCGAACAGTCACAGCTTATTGTGTGGCGGCACAGACAAATTATGGACACTGAAAACCTACAACAAGAGGTTGAGGTCCCACAAAGATGGTTAGAAGCTATTGTTAACAGTTTGGCGGCTAGAGTTGCTGCTGAAACTGCTGCGGTTGATATTAATTTAGTGTCTGCCTTAGATCAAAAGGCTATGATGTCAATACAACGTGCTTGGGACGGTGATAATGATGGTAGCCCTATCTTTATTAACCCTGGCATTGGCTGCTATACTAAATGAGTATTTATATTGACCCAACCGGTGAACCTACTTACGGCATTGGCTTATGCGCCAGATGCTCAAGAAAGTTTCCATTGGCTCAATTACAGCCAGATCCTAATTACCCTGCGCTAATGGTGTGTAGTGATGATGTTGATGACTACGACCCTTATCGATTAGCACCAAGACAGCCAGACCAAATTGTACTGCCGTTTGTTAGACCTGATTTGAGCTTAAACACTCACCCAGCGGGTCTTATTCAAGAGGCCGGTGATGAATTTATTATTGCGGAGAATGGCAATGAATACATGGAGATTTAAAAGATGACTGATGTCCCAAGTAATCTTATACCAACCAGAATAACGCAGTTACCTGACGCTCCTGTAGCCTCTCCTGATGGTTTATTGCTGTTTGTCTATCAGGGCAACTCCTATAAGGTAAGAGCTGGTGATTTATTGTCGGTTGCAGGGGTTCCAACCTCACGCCAGGTTATAGCAGGGACTGCCTTAACTGGTGGTGGTGCGTTATCCAGTGATGTAACACTCAGTGTTGCTAATAATGGCATAGGAACATCCCAGTTAGCCGACAGTGGCGTTACCTCTGGCGTTTACGGTAATTCTACCAATATTCCAGTCTTTACAGTTGATGCAACAGGCCGAGTAACCTCAGCAACTACCATCGCATTAAGCGTAACCGGCTATGTACCTCTAGCTAGACAAGTTATTGCAGGAACAGGACTAACCGGTGGCGGTGCATTAAACAACGATGTAACACTTACTGTTGACTTATCATCGTCATTACCAATTGTTGGTGATGTTTCCGGTGTTGCTGGTGTTGCTACAACTAGCTCAAGGTCTGATCACCAACATCCTTCTGTTAACTTAGCCGATAACGATCAAGTTAATGGCCTAGTAGGTTTGCAACATGGTGGTACAGCTAAGAGCCTTGTTGCTGACGCTGGTGCAATGATTTGGAGTGGAGCTGACGGTTTGTACGTTGGGCCAGCAGGGTTAGCCGGTCAAGTATTGGTATCTGGTGGCACATCAGCACCTACCTGGGGATCTGCCCTATTAGTTGTAGATCAACCAGCCAATGTTGTGTATGCAGGCCCAGTAAGTGGACCAGATGCACCAACTGCATTTAGATCTTTGGTTAATGCAGACTTTCCTGTCTCTGGTGTTACAGCTAATACCTATGGATCAACAACATCAATTCCTGTTGTAACGGTTAATAGTAAAGGGATTATTACTAGCGTTACAACAGCAAGCTTTACCGGTGGTCTTGCTTATCAAGGAGCATGGGACGCATTAGCAAACACACCTACATTAGTGTCAAGTGTTGGAACTAATGGTTATTACTACATAGTTTCTGTCGCTGGTACAACAAACTTAAATGGTGTTACCGATTGGCAAATTGGTGACTGGGCTATCTTTAACGGCTCAACATGGCAAAAGATTGACCAAACTAACTTAGTAACATCAGTTAATGGTCAGACCGGTGCAGTTAGTGTGGGTACAGTTACAAGTGCCTCTGTTGTTTCAGCTAATGGATTTACCGGTACAGTCGCAACGGCTACTACTACACCAGCTATTACATTAGCAACAAGCGTTACCGGTGTATTAAAAGGAAACGGTACCGCATTATCTGCTGCAACCTCTGGTACTGACTATAGTTTGGGTACATCTGCTTTAGCAACAGGTATAGTAAAAAGCACCACAACAACTGGCGCTCTAACTATTGCTGTTGCCGCTGACTTTCCTACACTCAATCAAAGTACAACTGGAAACGCTGCAACTGCCACTGCCTTAGCGACAGCTAGAACCATAGCTGGGGTGAGTTTTGATGGTACTGCTAATATTGCTGTTCCATTATCTAATTTGTCTGATACCACTATTGTTACTCCTGTTACCGATCAAATACTACGATATAACGGTGCTGCTTGGGTAAATGGGGCCGCTGCTTCTATTAGCGCGGGGTACGGAATTGAGTATTTTAATGCTACGCCACAGGTCACAGCAGCAGGTACTAATAACTCTATTGCAATATTTACGTTATCTCCTACTCCAATTACGACAACAGAACAGACCACTACTACAACAACAATTTTTGGGACTACTGTTTCTACCTCATGGATATCTGCGGCATTGGGAAGAACGCTTATTGATTCAGGTAGTTGGGAATTTACTGTTTACGCCAGTTCTACTGGAGGAGCAACAACGCTTTCTCGCCAGATGTATGCGGCACTTCCATTCGTTACTGGCACAGTGACTACAACAGGTACAGGTACGTCAAGAACAGCCACAGCCTCAGCAGGTACACCGTTTGCATTAGCGGCTATTGATGCTTCAGCAACAAATACCGTAGCTTCTTATTTACAGACACCACAAGGTTTATACCAAATAACGGCTAGAATTTCTGATACGGTAGTGACAATTACTACATTAGTGACGTATGCCAATGAAGCAGCCGTAGTGGGCACCGTTTGGAAAAAGTTATTTGCATCAGGGCAAACAGCCGCGTTAACAGTCTTGATAACGCAATATAATGTTGTATCGGTACAGCCCTCTTTTGTTATTACTACAACTACTAAGTTAGGGGCGATTACATTTGTAACATCGGCTAATGTAGGGCTTACAGTTACCACTACTTTTAATGGTACTCAAAGAAATACCCATATTGCCTCACCTTTAGCGGTACTACATAATCAGTTAGGTGGTTTAAATGGTGGTGTAACAGATGAGTATTATCACTCCACATTAGCAGAATATACAGGCACTGGTACAGGTAATTTTGTAAGGGTAACAAGTCCTACTTTAGTAACGCCACTACTAGGAACTCCAACATCAGGTGTTGCCACAAATCTTACAGGGCTTCCTTTAACTACCGGTGTTACTGGGATATTACCAATAGCTAATGGCGGCACAGGCACAGTTCATGGCGTTGATGGAGGCACATTTTGATTGCTAAATTAATAACAAAGATATTTAAAGAGCGTAACAATAGCCATGCAAGACATTGGTCTACCAATTCTTATGCTCAACATCAAGCGTTGGGCGAGTTTTATGAAAGCATTATTGAAACACTTGATAAATATATTGAAGCTTATATTGGTACTTTTGGTAAACTAGAGGATATACCTGATGATGTTGACAATATTGGTCAGGTCCTTAGAGATAATCTAATTTGGTTGAATGAAAATCGAAGTGAGTTATCAAAAGAAGTTCCAGCACTTGAAAACATATTAGATGAACTAGCAGGTCTGCACATGACGACCTTATTTAAACTTGAAAATTTGAGGTAACAACATGGCAGCTACTAATTACACGCCTATACAGCTTTACCGTACAACAACAGCCGCAGCAGCTCCTGTATCTGGTAATTTAAGTGCGGGTGAGATTGCTATCAACGTCAATGACGCTGATATGGCACTTTATGCTAAGAACAACACAGGAACTGTTAAGCGTTTAATGAACAACCCTGCTGGATTAAAATATCCAACAGCTGATGGAACAGCTAACCAACTTGTTTCAACTGATGGAGCAGGAAACTTAACATTTATTACCCCAGCAGCTAGTGGAGTCTCTAAAGGACAAGCTATTGCATACTCTCTTATCTTTGGCTCTTAAGGAACACTCATGGCAAACCCAAATTTGGTCAACGTAACAACAATCAATGGGAACATGTCTTCAGTTTCCTTAACAACTACTTCAGCTACTTCATTAGCATCTAATGCAGCGTCAAGCGGTATTGCATTTAAAGTGAACTCAATCGTAGTAGCAAACACCTCAGCGTCTGCAGCTAACATCACTATTAATATCTATAGTGCAGCGGCTCTCGGTGGTACAGCATTTCCTATCGCTTCTACTATCTCAGTACCCGCTAACGCCTCGCTCATCATTGTTGACAAGACTACAACATTTTACCTTCTTGAGAACCAATCTATTGGTGCTACTGCGGGTACTGCGACTGCCTTAGTGGTAACTTCAAGTTGGGAACAACTCTCTTAAGGGGTCTGACATGAGTAGACGTTATATTGGCGGGTTTATAACTGCGACTTATAACCCCGTTGCAGTCCCATACTCAGGGATGTGGACAAAACAAGCACAAATGCAAGCAGTCGCAGCGGGGACTTGGCCTAGTCAACAACCACATTTATTCGGATGGGGTAGCAACGGTAGCGGTCAATTAGGTTTAGGCAATACGACAACCTATTCCTCGCCAAAGCAAGTAGGCGCACTTACTACTTGGTCAATAATAAGTGAAGGAAAGTCTAACTTTTCTTTAGCGTATAAATCTGACGGAACTATTTGGTCTTGGGGTACAAATAGCATTGGAGAACTCGGCCTTGGAAATACAACAAACTACTCATCCCCAAAGCAAATTGGTACATTAA